CATGGGGGAGACAGCCCCCTATGTCCTGTATCGGGATGGGGTCTGTGAATGCTCCCTTGCTGGGTACTCCCTCCGCTATGCTTCTGGGGTGGTGGAGATGGAGTATGTCCCTGGGAAGTGGATCAGACGGGATGATGTGCTCAATGACTGGGCCTTTGTGGTGCCTTAGGGGCAATTAAGTATCATCATAGGATAGAGAGACCTAATTGGGCGAAAGCCTTCTAACCATGGGGTGCTTTATGTGACGGTCAAACAGGCGAGTGTACTGTGCCCCAGTGGGGAAACCTGCTGGGGCCTTTTCTTTTTGAGGAGGTGAGGGATGGTCTGGAGGATTTTGTTCTTTATTAACCTGGGCAATGCAGCGATGTGCACGGCATTTGGGCACTATGGGATTGCCGTGTTTGCGGCGGGGATGGCCTTATGGAATATGGCAGAAATTGTGATTGAAAAATTGGAGGTTATTGAGGATGAGGGCTAACAGAATCGCGAAACGTCTTCGCTTGAAAGACAAAGTAAAAGATGCAGCCCAAGCTTACAAGCAAGGGATGACGATGGGGGTCATCGCGGCCACCCTTCGGATCACTGAGGCTGCGCATGGGTTGAGCTATGGGGAGGGCTACAAGGTTGACATCAATTAGCTGGAATGCCCCTGGAGGAGACTGGGAAGTGTCCCACCGTGTGTATCAGGAACAGCTTGTCCGAGACTTAGACACGAACATCAAAGCGAAGGTGGTTCAAGTCCTAGCTGAGAAGATGGCCGACAAGATCATGGCTGAGAGTGGGCCACTGGTGATGAAGGCGTTGAGTGTGGAGGCACTGATACCGGAAGTTCAGAACCACCTCATGACAAAGATCGTGGAAGACTTCCTCCATGGAAAGGGGACTAAGTAGTGGAACAACTCGAACTTCCTATGCAGGTAGTCTGTCGCCCTGGCCTGTATCCGTGGTGTGCCCCTACCAGCCTGGTCTATCACCGGAAGTGGTATGAGGCCGGAACCACGAGAGACTTCGATTGGGACATGGAGGAACACTACAAGAAATACTATTGGAACATGGTGAGAGAGGAGCTACGTAAGTGGTCAACAGTCTGCTGAGTGAATGTGAACGCCGCCTAGAGCACGGCATCCCGCTCCGACTAGATCAACAGATCGGGCTGCTATCACAGGGCTACGATGTCGGGGAGATAGAGGGGGAGTATGAAGAAGATTAAGAGGATCAGCATTACAGCAGAGCCTTGGTTCCATATGGATTATGGTTACACAGAGCTGAGGGCTAAAGTGGACCTGAGTAACGGCCAGATTCTTCAGCTCTCTCGCCCTATACAGGATGACCATTTCACACCCATGTTCGATCTGATATGGGCAGACCTTGGGCATGAATTGAAGCAGCACATCAACAGAGAATAAGTAGTTTTCATTTAACCTAACAAATCCACAAAAGGATATCATCCAGCATGGCAGAAGAGAAAAAGAAGAAGCTCCCCACCCTCACCACCCCTAAGGGCGTTGCGAAGTGGATCACGCTGAACAAACCAGACACCAAGTTTAAGAAGGAAGGGCAGTACCGAGTGGTCCTTCTCCTCACCCCTGAAGAAGCCAAGCCCCTTCAGGAAAAGATTGATGCCGCGATTGAGGAAAAAAAGAAGATTGCCAAGGCAGACCCTAAGAACAAGGGCAAGAAGATCAAGGATGCCGACCTTCCCTACAAGCAGGACCTGAACAAGGAAGGCGAAGAGACGGGCTTGGTCTCCTTCAACTTCACCGCGAAGGCCAGTGGAGTACGAGAGAACGGGGAGACGTGGACCTTCCGGCCTGCTGTCTTGGACACCAAAGGGAAACCTGTAAAGTCCGCGCTCATCTACGGCGGTTCCATTGTGCGGGTGGCGTTCAAGCTCTCCACCTGGGCTACCGCGATTGGCGTTGGTGCCAGCCTCAAGATGGAAGCGGTTCAGGTCATCGAACTGAAGACCATGGGTGAACGGGATATGTCGTCCTATGGGTTCCAAGAGGAGGAAGGCTACGAAGATGGAGGAGACGCTGACACTGAGGTTGAGGCTGCGGGAAATGGACAGGTTCCTGCTGACACTGCTACCGAGGAGGACAACCAAGACTTCTAATGGCGAGACACTACCAGACCATAGAGGGCCGTCGATGGATGCACGGCCCTCGTCGTCCAGACGGCAAGAGGAGCGGCCTGGAAGCACAGGTTGCCTCCCAACTCGATAAGCTCGGGGTGAACTATACGTATGAGCAAGAGGTGATTGAGTACACCAAGCCTGAGAGCAGGCATAAGTACACCCCTGACTTCGTACTCCCTGGTGGGGCAGGTTTCATTGTCGAAACCAAGGGGCGGTTTGTCACAGCGGACAGACAAAAGCACAAGCTCATCAAGGAGCAGCACCCAGAGAAGGACATTCGGTTTGTCTTCTCCAACCCACACCAACGTATCTCTAAGCAGAGCACCACTACGTATGCGATGTGGTGTGAGAAGTTTGGATTCAAGTATGCAAAGGGGTTCATCCCCAAGGAATGGTTACAGTGAGAAAGAAAACAGACTTTATCATCATCCATTGCTCCGCAACCCCACCGGACATGGATGTAGACGCGAAGGAAATCGACAGGTGGCACAGGCAGAAGGGGTGGTTGATGATCGGCTATCACTTCGTCATCAAGCGTGACGGTACCAGAGAGCGGGGCCGACAGATCAACGAGCCTGGGGCACATTGCATGGGCTACAACCATCGCTCTGTAGGAATCTGCATGGTGGGTGGGGTGGATAAGCAGAACAACCCTGAGAACAACTTCACGGCGGCTCAGTGGACCACCCTCGCAATCACCGTGAAGGAAATGCAGGAGCAATATAAGGATGCGTTTGTGATTGGGCACAGGGAAGTCCAACCAGGGAAAGCCTGTCCGAGTTTTGATGTGCAAGCGTGGCTTCTGTCCGAGGTCGGTAAAGCGTTAGACGCGAAGCCAGTACCAACAAAGGGGAGGATACTGCATTGAGTAGGTATGACGTACAAGAGGCATTAGTGGGGCGGCATATCCTGTCCCACACACTAGCCGATGACGGATCAGAGATCACCTTCCACATGGCTGAAGGGGATGATGTTCGTTTGTGTGCTGAGGGTGACTGCTGTTCAACGTGCTGGATAGAAGGCATTGACGATACCACAGTGTTGCGTGGAGAGGTGTTGGATGTTGAAGACATCGACATGCCGGACCTTGGCAACATCGACGGCTCCAGGTTTTCAGGTGTGGATGAAGTCAGTTACTACGGGTTGAAGATCACCACGAAGCACGGTAGGGCTGTCTTAGATTACCGAAATAGCAGCAACGGATATTACGGTGGAAGTTTGTACGTGAGTTCAGTGCCTAGCAACTAAGTAATTAACACATAGAAAGCAATGAAAGCCCTGGTGGGGATATTCCTCACTGGGGCTTTTTGTTTTCTGAGGAGGCCCCTTTGTTCAAGCGTGTATGCGAGTGGGTTATCGGCCTGGATAGGGAGGTGGAACGGCGTGTGTCAGTGAAGATGTCGCGACGTGAGACCTACCTACTCGATCAGTACCACCAACGAATCCAAGACACGTACTCACACATTAACAAGTCCGTTGGCTCGTTACACAGAACCGTGAATGAGCTGCGGGAAACGATGCAGAACCACAACCTTATCCCAACTAAAGGAGAATCATCTTGACGCACACGAACGTAGCCCGAGCACAAGAAGTCCGCAATTCAGTTGGTCCGAAATCTCAACTCCGACTCCTGACGGATCACCTTTGTTTAAAGGGAACCGTCTCTCAACTGGAAGCCTACAACCTCTATCGCATCTCCCGCCTCACCTCCAGGGTGCACGAACTGAAGAAGAAGGGCATGGACATTATCACTGAAGAGAAGCGGGATGTGACTGGGAAGCGATACGTCCGCTACCACTTGGTGTAGCTGATGGCTGGGAATCGTGCTCTTACCTGGTTAGCGCGTGGCATCCGTGAGATCAGGCGGGAACTGAAAACATGGCCTAAATGGAAGCGCACCACCAAAGCGGAGGAAGCCAAATGCCACTCACACTAGTCCCCTGTAACCACTACTGGCTGGAAGTGCGTGGTACCGCCTTCGAAATCACAGCGGTCTGCAAGCACTTCCATTGCAGGAAGACAGGGCGCTTCACAGTGGAACAATGGGATGCCTTAGCTGAAGAAGGGCAGGCATTGAATAAGCCTGTGAGGGTTTAGATGGGGAGTGAATCAGAGTTTCTCCAACACGAGCCGTGTCCCGCCTGTGGTTCGAGTGACAACCTCGCTCGATACACAGATGGGCACGGCCACTGTTTTGGATGCAAGCACTATGAACATGGAGAAGGCAACGAAAAGAAAACAGCGAGGTCAACCAGAGTGAGTGGACTAATCGAAGGGGAATACAAAAGCCTCAAGAAGCGGGGGATCAATGAAGACACCTGTAAGAAGTTTGGATACCAAGTGGGTACGCATAACGGGCGCACCGTTCATATTGCCCCCTTCCACAACGACAAGGGTCAGGTGGTGGCACAGCATATTCGCTACAACCCGAAGGACTTTACGTGGCTGGGTGAGGCCAAGAAGGGACAACTGTTTGGGCAACACCTATGGCGCGATGGTGGCAAGCAGGTAGTCATTACAGAGGGAGAGCTTGACTGTCTCTCCATCTCCCAACTGTGGGGAAACAAGTGGCCTGTGGTGTCCATCAAGAGTGGTTCGAGTGGAGCCAAGAAGGACATTGAGAAATCCGTTGAGTGGCTAGAGCAATTCGAGCACGTCATCCTCTGCTTTGATAACGACAAGGCAGGGCAGGCAGCACTGGAATCTTGTACCGCTGCCCTCTCACCTGGCCGGATCAAAGTCGCCAAGCTGCCCCTCAAAGACGCGAATGAGATGCTGCTAGCTGGACGTGAGAAGGAACTCCTTGATGCCCTGTGGGGTGCCAAGACGTACCGGCCTGATGGCATTGTGAGCGCAGCCGATGTGTGGGAGTTGGTGGTCAAGGAGGAAGACCATGGGGAACTCCTGTACCCCTGGGATGGGCTGAACAACCTCACCCATGGCCCTCGTGTGGGGGAAGTCACCACGTTGTGTGCAGGGTCAGGGATCGGGAAGTCTGCTGTGTGCAGAGAGATTGCAGCGGACCTTATCACGAAGGGGGAATCAGTTGGGTACATCGCTTTGGAAGAAAGCGTTCAAAGATCAATTAGGGGTCTTCTTAGCATCGCAGTCAATCGTCCTCTCCACCTCCCGAGTGTTAGAAGATCAGTGCCCGAAGATCAGCTTCGAGCAGCTTGGGAAGGACTTAAAGACAAGGCGTTTTTCTACGATCATTGGGGTTCTGTTGGGTCGGACAATCTGCTTAATAGAATCCGCTATCTGGCTCGCGGTTGTTTATGTCGGTGGGTTGTACTTGATCATATCAGCATCGTTGTTAGTGGTGATGGCGAAGGTGATGAACGACGAAAGATAGACAACCTCATGACTTCCATTCGTTCGCTCGTTGAGGAGCTACGAATTGGCATGCTTCTGGTCTCCCACCTGAAACGCCCTGACGGCAAGGGCCATGAAGAGGGCGCGGCTACTTCCCTGGCACAGCTCAGGGGGTCAGCAGCCATTGCCCAACTCTCAGACATCGTGATTGGGATGGAGCGGAACCAGCAGGACGAAGAGGCCGCACACATTACGACCGTGCGGGTACTTAAGAACCGCTACACAGGGGAGACAGGGGTAGCCTGTGCCCTGAGTTATGACAAGGAAACTGGACGGTTGACAGAGGTGAATAACAATCCGTTCTTTGAGGAGGAAACTAATGGAACTGCTACCGCCCCCAGCACACAGCCCAACAACGGGGCTGGAGTTGCTGACTACTGAGATCGTCTATCGGGCTGTCAGGAAGGTGGGCTATGGGCGAGTACCGATTGCACAATTGATGAAGATTGCGCAAGACCTAGGCCACGCCGTGGTGGAAATGGTGGTCACCCAGGGTGAAGAGCAGCCTTACGTCTATCAGATCACATGCCAACAGCTTCATGTGTTCGTGTTGATGTGTGATTGTTTGAATGAGCTTGGGAAACAACTTCCGTTAGCCGACAAAATAAACGTGGAAATGCTGCTACAACGTGGTCAATGGGAACAATACGTACAACAAAAGAACAAGGAGAACAAGCAATGAAATTCAAGCGGAGCGATGAGGTGATTGTTGAGATTGACCACAAGGTTGACAATGCTGGAGATGTCAGGCTGGAAGCTGGCGGAGTCTTGATTCTGACGGTGAAGACGGATGGACGGTTGGTGCTGAACACCACCCCCATCCAAGTTCAGCAGCTCAAGCAGATGGGCTTTCAGACGGTGGACATGGGTGGGGGGAAGCAGGCGGTCTCTGTGGGGGTGAACCCATGATTAAGTTTCAACAGGACGAGCAAAAGGTTGTGAAGCTGGCAACCGTGGTGGACGATGATGGGGATGTGCGGATTGAGGCCAACGGGGTACTCATCATGTGGTTGATGAAGGATGGGCATATCTCAATGAATGTTGGGGATGAAGATCTCAACAAGCTGGAAGCGATGGGATTCACCATTGTTGATCGGGATGAAGAGGATAGTGGCCGCGTAGTACAGGTGTTTCGCTGATGTGTCCCACCATCCGAGAACTCTGTGCCCACACAACCCAACTCGTGGAGTACATCGAGAACCTGAAAGCTGGCCTCTCAACTCATGATGTCACCATTATGATTGAGAAGGCCAAGCAGGTTCGGAGTTCTATTAACCATACGTATAAAGTCTATGGAGATAAATGAATGCTCTCAATTAACGATGGCTTCCTGTTTGCTCTGGGGCAGGGCCTAGCAGAGCTGGTGTGGGTTGCAGCCATAGTGGTTGTGCTGGTGTTTGGGTTCGCCCTGTATGGCCTGTGGGATTACCTGTTTGGTCTGGGGCGGGAGCGGCGGAAGTTCGAGAAACGTAAACGGGAGGCTAGGTGAAGGGTCTCATCTTCGACTGTGAAACCAATGGACTTCTCCCAGAGCTATCAAAGATCCACTGTATAGCCATGAAGGACTTGGAAACAGGAGAGACACGTTCCTACGGTGGACACACAGACGAACAGGTACGGGGCTGTCTCTCTCACTTAGAAGATGCCCCGCTCCTGGTCGGACACAACATCAAGAAGTTCGACATCCAAGCGATCCAGAAGGTCTACCCTGAGTTCACACCCAAGGGGAAGACCTTCGATACCCTGTGTGCCTCTCAACTCATCTGGCCTGAAATCAAGATCAACGATTTCAACCATGCCAGGAAGAACCCACAGTTCCCGAAGCAGATGATCGGACGGCATAGCCTAGAAGCCTGGGGCTACCGGCTGGGGGTGTATAAGGGGAATTACGGGAAGTATGCGGACTGGTCCGAGTGGACATGGGACATGCAGAAGTATTGTGTTCAGGACATCGAAGTAACAGCA